ACTCAGAACGAGGACAATTCTACGGCTGAAAAGCTGGAAAAGACATTCACCCAGGCAGAGCTTGACAAGGTGATCGCTGACAGACTGGCACGGGAACGCGCCAAGATGCCACCCCAGGACAAGCTGAAAGCCTTCGAGGAATGGCAGAAATCTCAACAGACCGAGGCGGAGAAAGCCGCTGAACGGGAAAAAGAATACCAGGCGGCAGCTGCCCGTAATACTGAGCTCCAACGCGAGCTTGCAGTAATTAAGGCAGGTGTGAAAGCTGAAGACGCTGAGTATGTACTTTTCAAAGTTGGAAAGATGGAAGGCGAGTTTGCCGACAATCTGAAGGCTTTTCTGGCTGAGAACACGAAGTATACCGAGCCCGAGACCACAACGGTTGACGGGATGAAACACAAACCGCCACTCTCTGGAGGCGAAGACGGTGTTGAAGCCGCGTTTTTGAAGCGAAACCCAGGGTTGAAGGTGGAATAACTACTATGGAGGATTAAAAGAAAATGGCAAAAACACATACCGCGCAAGACCGCTATTCCAAGCTGGTGCTTGCGAAATTGAGAAATGATCTTGTCCTGAAGGACGGGATTGTATTTAACAACGATTACGAGGGAGATCCGGTTGCTGGAAAAGTGCGGATTCCCGTTCGTGATACCGAGGTCGCCGTTGGCGATTATGATGTTGCCACTGGCAAGGCAGTTGCCCAAGGTGCGACCACGTACCTGGATATTCTTGTGAACAAGGACAAGGCTGTCAATGAGTTGATTGATGGCTATGAGGCCGCTTCAGTGCCTGATGGTTTGATCGCGGATCGACTGGATTCTGCTGCCTACTCTTTGGGGTTGCAGCTTGACTCTGACGGTGCTACCGAGCTGCTCGCAAATGGCACGGTCGAAAATGTTGCCCAGGTGACTGCTGCGAACGCTTATGCGGCAATGGTCGACCTGAGGACAAAAATGAGCAAGGCAAAGATCCCGTTGACTGGCCGTTATGCGCTTGTCACCCCGGATTTTTATGCCCTGATTTTGAAATCGCCGGAATTCATCAAGGCAAGTGATCTGGGTGATGCGGTTGTTCAAAGCGGCGCGGTTGGTAAGATCGCCGGATTTACGCTGTATGAATGGAACGATGCGACCCCTGGTCTGCAGGCGATCGCCGGGCATCCCAGATGGGCAACTCGTGTGAATGAATGGAGCGTGCCAATCGGATTGAAGGACCTGACTAACGCCTATATTGGTGCATCCGCTGTTCAGGGGCGCATGGTTTACGCCCACAAGGTAACCAGACCAACCGCAATTCGGTGCATGTATTCACCGGCGGAATTAGGAGCCACACTTGCCGCGGGCACCAGTGGCAAAACTGCTATTACCGCCTCAGGCGCGAGCGGTACCGCAAAATACCGCCTGAACCCCACTACCCGCGTTGTTTATGGGCAAAACGACACCGGATTCACTGCAATTTCTACTCAGCCTACCACTGCAGTCGGTGACATTATCGAGGTTGTGGACTTTGTTTCATCTGCTGCGGTTAAGGTTTCTTACCTAACCGTTACAGCTGATGTAATTGGATCCTAATCTCAGCTACTGAGTAAAGGAATCAGAGGATGGACGCATTCATCGATTATCCCTATTACATAAACAATGGTGGATCGTCCATCTCTGCTTCTGAATTCGACGGATATGCCACGCGCGCGAGTTACCAGGTGAATCACCTCACGCTCGAAAGGGCGGAGGCGATTATTACCGCAGAGACGAATTTATCGCTCATTGACCGTATCAAGCGGGCAACGATGGCGGTGGCTGACGTGATGAAGGAACGCTCAGTAAGTCAAGCGAGCTCAGGCATTCAAAGCGAAAAAGTGGGTGATCATTCGGTGCAATATCGAGGAAGTGAAGAACTGCGTTCACACGAAGCTCAAGCGGTGCAATCAGCTGTTGAGATGTATCTTGGCCACACTGGTTTGATGTATCCAGGGGTTTGGTGATATGTACGCTCCGCATTCTTTAACTTGGTACGAAGGTCGTCTTGTGAACAACGCCCAGACCTACACACGACACGAAATTAATGAGGTCATGTGGCAAGCGAGCAAGGCGACCAACGTCATCAAGTCGGGGAATCTGGGTGCCGATAAGGCAAACATCTGGGTACCTTCTATACTGAGTGACGGATCTGAACGTGAGCTGCTCAGTATAAAGACTGGTGATTACCTGGTGAAGGGAATTGTGAAAGATGAAATAACCACGAATTTCCCCATTATTGCGTTGATCAAGAAATATGACGCGGTCAAGGTAACTTCGGTAGATCTGAAGGACTATGGAGCCGCAAATATGAGACACATCCAGATCGGTGGCGCATAATGGCTGGAATCTCATTTATTGAAACGCCCCGAGGGTGGATAAAACATAAGGTCACAAAGAGTGGACAGGTAACTACTGAGCTGAAATGGAACCCTGACTTTGCGCCGATGCTAAATCAAAATCACAACCGCGCGCAAGTGTTTATGGACAGTGAGGTATTGCGGACCTCCAATAAGTTTGCACCAGTTGTTACCTCTATGTTGGTGAAGTCCGGTATTTTGGGAACTGAAGCGGGTACTGGTGAAGTAGCCTGGATCGCGCCATATGCATGGAGGCAATATCACCTTGTGAATCGGAAGACTACTCAGAACATCAACCCTGATGGTGGTCCGTATTGGTTCGAACGCGCATGGGCTGTAAATGGTGAACGGATCAAGGCAAGCACGAAAGCATTCATCGTGAGGGGCTTATGAGCGATATCAAAGCCGTTCAGGACTTTTTACTGAGCTATCAGAGCCTCGAAGACGACCGCCCCGTGTGGGTGGAAATGCTGGGTGAAGAACCGCTGAGTTATACCGTCTTTCTGGTACCTGGTAAACAGGTGGAAGAAGACATTATTGGAAACAAGACTGTCAGCTATCCCTTTGGATTTGGCGCGGTAGAGGTGATCGCAGATAACAGCGCGCTTCTGGCGGCTGAATTTTACGAAGCGTTTGCTGACTGGTTGGATGAACAAACGGAATCGGGCAACTTGCCAACGTTAGATACTGGCAAAACCGCTATATCAATTGAAGCGCTTGATACAGCAACGATCATCGAGCGCGCTGAAAAAACAGGGGTGTTTCAGATCCTCTGTAGATTAATTTATGAAGTTTGAAAGGAAAAATAACAATGACAGCAACTAAAGCAAAACGCTCAACAATTCAGCATTTTTTGAACACTGGTACTACCGCTTCGCCTGTTTGGAGCCGACTGGGTAACGCGGTAAGCACGGGCGAGCTCGCTTACAACCCGCAGACGGAAGAGACCGCTGATATCACTATGGATACCAAGATCACAGAGATCACCGGTTATGCGCGGTCACTCGCTATTGAGGGAGTGGTTTATCCCGGTGATGCTGCGTTTGATTTTATCGACAACCTGCGGATCAACATGAAGGTCCTTGACGATCTGAAAACCGAACTGGTGAATGTGTGGGCATACAAGACCCCCACTGGCACCCCTTCGGTTTGGCCGGCAGAAAAAGTGGCCGTCAACATCGGTATCGAAAGTATCGGTGGTGAAGGCGCGACCACTGCAAAGATCAAGTATACGATCTATGACGCCGGTGATCCTGTAATTGGCACCTTCGAGCCTGTTGCCGGAACATTCACAGCTGCCTAATCCTATCATTATGCCCCTGGAATTGACCGGGGGCAGAAAGGTAACAGCATGGAATCACTAAAGCTCAAAACTAAGCGCGTGGAGGTCATGATTGACGATGATCCGGAGCGTGTTATCACCTTTAACCCGGAAGACGTTCACTTGCGCGGACGAATTTACGACTTAGGGAAAGTTGTGAAGCGTAAAGAAATCGAAATGAAACAGCGCATTGCTGAAATCGAGCAGTTCGAAGGCGAAGACGAATTAGGCTTGCCATTGAAGGATGTCGCTGCCAAAGACCTGATGATCGAGCTTGCAGATTTCTTTCTTACTGAGATCGACACGGCATTTGGTGAAGGGACCAGCAAGAAGCTATTCGTTGATGGTTTTGACTTCGATGCCATGGGAACGTTCTTAGAGTTTGCAACCAGCAAGTTTGAAGCAGTGGGTGCCAAAAAGATTGATGACCGGCTCAGTAAAAGTGTTGCTAAGAAAAAGGTAATGAAGTAGGTACATGAACATTCTTGTTGACGAGCTCCCTGAAGCAATCGAAATCAACGGCATTGAGTATGCGGTAAATTTCGACTTTCGTACCGGGCTGGCCTGTATTCTCGATATGGAAAGCAGCGAGCTCACGGATGAAGAGAAATGCATTCTTTTACTGAGACGCATTTACGGAGAGACCATCCCAGACGATGTAGAAACGGCGATAAAACTCGCGGTGAAGTTTCTTGACGGTGGGAAAGAGCCGCCAGAAGAAGAAAACCCCTTTGCGGACAATAAACGGTTGTACTCGTTTGAAAAAGACTCAGCATTGATCTACGCCGCGTTCCAACAAACTCATGGAATAGATCTGCAAAAGGTCGACCTTCACTGGTGGCAATTTTTGGCACTATTCCAGGATCTGGGCGCGGATACGGGCTTTTGTAACCTTGTAAACCTACGCCGACGCGTAAACAGCGGAGAAGCGACCAAAGAAGAACGTAAATACGCTCTCAAGCTGGGCGATGCCTTTGAAGTGATCGACCCCCTTGATGCCCTAACGGAGACTGACAACGAAAATATCGCATTATTTGAATTACTGAGTAGCGGAGAGCGCCTATGACCACTTATGCAGGTGAAGTTCGTATTAAGACCCGTTTAGACGCGGCTGGGATCAATTCCGGGCTCAGTAAAGTAACTGCCATGATGGGAAAGTTAGCGGTTGTGGTTGGTGTGGCTTTCAGTGCGCAAGCGATTATCAACTTTTCGAAAGCTTCAGTTGAAGCAGCTTCGAAATCTGAGACCGCATGGGCCGGGCTTGGTTTTGTTTTGAATGCGAATAACCGTTCCATTACTGAGGCAAAAGGGTTCCTTCAGGATTACACCTCCGACGGCTTGGTCCCACTGACAGACGCGATCAAGGCGTATCAGAATATGGTCATGACCGGCTTCAGTGCTGATCAGATTGAAGACATGATGAAAGTGCTGAAGGATTCAGCTGCTTTTGGACGGCAAGGTCAATACACAATGGGTGAGGCGATCG